AAGTATCATCAAATTCTACAGCAGTTCCAACTGTGCAAGTAGTTCCTGAAACAGATACAGCAGCAACATAGTTATGTCCTGAATCTGCACCATTTTCATACGCAACTGTAGCAGTGTCATAAGTAGGATTATATTCTATCATTCCATAAGCTATAGACTGGTTACTACCATCACCTCCAGAATCTACTGTTGCTTCAGTACCAAAATCAATGTCATCAGTATCGCCTGTGTTATCAGATTCTTGACCAACTTCAGCTGCTATTACATAAATAGTATTACTAGAAGGTCCAGACCAACCTATCATTATTACATCTGATCCTGTGTTGTAACAGATACCTGTATTTGTAGTAGTCGCTGAAGAAAAAACGTATTCATGACCCCAAGTTAATGTAGTTCCACTTATAGATGCAGCCCTTACTGTTCCATAGTTTGAGTTATCAGCATCTCTATATGACACTACTATAAAATTTGTATCACTATTAGAGTTTTCTGAAGCAGGAACATAGCATATTGAAGTATGTTCTGTAGCACCTGTGCCATTAAACTGAGTATTAGTAGGTGTAATAGTGCTAGAATCAACTGAAACAGTAAATTCCTCACCATTTAATTCTTTTATATTAGCAGCAGTAATAGTATTTAGCTTTTTTACATCTGCTATTGCTATTCCATTTATTTTTTTTACATTATTTGCCATTACGCTGCGTGTTCAATGGTTGTTAAACAAGGTTGTACAAATATTAAATCCTCTGCAATAGAATGTCCTATAATTTGAACAACATCATCTTCACCTGATGGAGCACTTGTTGTCATAGTGCCAACTGTAGTAGAAGCATATACTGGAGCTCCTGCTGCACCGAAGTCAGTAAAGCTGTCATGTCTTATTAAACCTAAGAGCATTACTTCTATATCATTGTCAGCAGTAACATTTGAGCTATTCATAGATACCCCAACACAAGGCATAGTTGCTATTGCATTAGCATTACATTCTTGCACTTCATTATTACCATCTATATATACTGGACTAAATGGAGTTACAGTTGCACCTGTTCTAAATGTAAATATAACACCTTGCCCATCATCATTATCTATACTATTGTCTACACCTATTTGGTCTGTAAATTTTATACTAGAATTTTCTGGTAACTTAATATATTTATGGGATGCAGTAGTTATGTCAGAATTAAATGTTAATCCAGCATCATTTGCATGAGTTATTGTTGCTTCTGAATCAGCTCCAAATTTAAGAACAGAAGAATCTGATAATAGCAATAAATCATTTCCAATTACTCCATCTTTAACTACGCTTAATCCACCATCTGTTTGAAGTGAACCATCTGTAGTAGATGTAGCATCAGTTGCATCATCTGTTTTTAATATACCTGAGAATGTACCTGTAGTCGCAGACATAGCTCCTGCTATAGCTAGGTTTGCACTTGTAAGAGTAAGTAAATCTGTGTCTGACGTATGCCCTATAGTAGTTCCATTTATAATCACATTGTCTACCGTAAGGGTTGTTAGCGTACCTAGTGACGTTACGTTAGCCTGAGCTGCAGTTGAAAGAGTACCTGCTATGCTTCCACCTGAAACATTTATTCCTGCACTAAATACAGGTATTTGGTTCATTGTCACAACTCCATCACTAGCAATAGCTATTGAATCTGTATCTGAGGTATGACCTATATTTGTTCCATTAATAATTATATTGTCTACAGTAAGAGTGGTTAGTGTTCCAAAAGAAGTTAAGTTAGGCATGGCTGTGATTTCATCATCTAAATACGCTGCTAAAGTTTGAACTGTGGTCTGAGCCATAGTTCCTCCGTGATTCATTACAATTCCGTGTCCATCAGAAACTGCTGTAGTGCCTACAGATGTATTTCCATCTGCTGCTGTATTGATTTCTGTTGCTGTTGCAGCTATCGCTGTGCTACCTAAAGTAAGTTGTCCATCAGGAACAATTAGTCCAGCTCCACCATTTAGGATTAAATCATCTGCTGATGTATCCCAAGTCATGTTTGCAGAAGCAGTATCTCCATAAAATATAACATCATATCCTGCATCATTAGCTCCCACCTGGATTTTTTCGCTACTATTAGTAGTAACAAATGTCATATAAGTATTACTACCTTCTTTAATTTCTAATGCTGTAGCTCGATTATCTGTTAATACGATATCAATATCATTATCATCAGCACTAAGAGTATCTATGTCTATATCACCTACATTAGTTATATTTGCATCATTAAATGAAGTAGCACCTAATGTATTAGATGCTGCAGTAGAAGTTAATCCTGCTGCAAAAGTTACTCCACCACCATCTGCTATAGTCATAGAATCGTCTGCATCAGTATATTGTATCTTTGGAGTTTTAACTGCAGTTGCAAAAGAACTACTACCTGTAGAAGTAATAGCCCCTGAACTTACAGTACCTAGCCCTGATACATTACCACTAGTATCAAAAGTATAATTACCATCTGTAAATACACCATCAATAGTAAGGTTTCTTAAAGTAGCTATATCTTTATTACTATCTAGCACTACAGCTTTAGAAGCTGCTGCAGTTCCAGCAGTAATACCATCTAACATTTCTAGTTCAGCCTCTGTAAGCTCGGCATTAGAACCTAATGTTAATGTTCCAGTAACAGTTAAATTATCAGCTATAGTTACTTCTGAAGTTGTATGACCTATAGTAACTGCTATTCCACTTGATTCAGTAGCTATTTTTAATGCACCAGTTGAGTTAGTTATATAAGAATTAGATCCATCATGGTAGATTTGCATATCTCCACCATCTCCAATCTTAATTGGTGATGAGTCTGTTAGCTCTAAGGCATCATCAGATTCATCCCATAATAAAAAGCTACCTGATGTAGCTCCAAAGAATTTTATATCATACCCTGTATCGTCAACACCTACAGTAATAGTGTTATCTACTTGAATAGCACCATCTAAGTTAGTAGTTCCACTAACTGTTAATAAATCAGTAGTTATTGTTCCATCAAAATAAGCATCTTTAAATTCATAAGTAGAAGTTCCTAAGTCTATATCATTATCTGTTACAGGTTGCAATACTCCATCTACTAATTTAATCTGGTCAGCACCTGCTGCTCTAAATATAATATTGTTATCGGTTGCAAAGTCTATGTCGTTATCTGCATCTCTACCTATAACTAATGCTGCGTTTAATATTGATGTTGCACCTGTAATTGCTGCTGTCCATTCAGGAGCTGAAGCACCAGAGTTAGTGTGTAATATTTGTCCTGCAGTTCCTATACCTAACCTAGATAATTGACTAGTAGAACTTGCATATATAATATCTCCAGCAGCTTGTGAGTCTAAAACATGACCACCAACTGCTTCATATTCAGCTTGTGTTAACTGAGTACCTACTGTCTTATGTGTTAATTCATTAGCCATTAGCTCGTTTTCACCTCCGTTAGTTCAAATATTAACCTTCTAGTTTGGTCTAAGGTAATATTCCTTGTCGACTGTACCCTACTTTTTATTAGTTCATCTGCATAACGCATACTTACATAATGAGTATTGCCATCTATGTCAGTATAAAGTATTAAGGGTTCTTTTCTCAAGGTTTCCAAATTAGCTAGGTCTGCAGTCCTTAATGTATTTCTTCTAATTCTCCTTAATGACATACTACGCCTATCAGTTAATTTAGTTATCGCTGTCCATCTTCTATACTCTACAGGATTCCACATAGAGTGAAATACTATACCATTTAATTTAGGACCAGATGAAGTTTCGTTACTAGTAAAAGCTATCTTAAATCTAATACGCTTAAAGTTAAGCTGAAAACTAGATGTTACAGTTTGACCTGAGCTAGTAAATTTTCCATTAGTGCCAAACGTAGTCCATCCCCCAGTATCATCATTACTAGCATCATCAGTTTTATATGAAACAGTAATATACTTATTAGAATCTAAGTTTTGACCTGTAAGAGTAAGCTTAACAGCAGATTTAGCTACATCTGGAAAGTTAAAGTTTAACCAACCTGTATATAATGCTCCTGTCAATCTTTGTTCTGTTAAAGAGTTAGTCGAAGGATTTTCATTTCTAATAGGCATACGAATCCTAATAATTCTAGGTAAAGTATCATTATCTATAGCAGCTAAACTATCTTCTGATTTATCGCCACATATAAACAAGCTAGTCCTAACATCACCTTTAAATTTACCCATAGCAGATATAGAGCTTACGCTAAATGTAGATATAGTATGAGCTATAGTTTCAGCCCCAGAACCAGCTTCTTCTTGTTGGGTTCTAACAGATAATAATCTAATAGTTTGAGATTTTTGTGCCCCTGCAAAGCTAAATGGAAAAGTATAGGGAAATGAGGTTTCAGCCTGTAGGTCATCTGCTAATGCAACAAATAAGTTGTTTCTATCTTGTGCTAATGCTGATACTCTACCACCAAATCCTGATACTCCAGATGCTTTAAATAAATAAGACAAGTCATTCCATTGATAAGCACCATCAAAAAATCCTGAATTTATTTGCCAAAAAGATTGATCTCCACCTGATGCAAATATACTACCTGATCTACCTGTAGCTACCTTAAAGTTATCTGAGTCAGGGAAAAAGTTAGCTTCTGGTTGTAAATCTCTAAATTTATTAGTAGCTCTATCATAAGCAAATAAACCATCTTCTCTACCTACATATAATATATCGTTAGAAGAAAAAGCATTTGTTATATCTCTATCTGAATCTCCACAAGTTATTTCTGTTCCCCAATTAGCTGTATCACTAGGGTCTGTTGATACGCTAACTTTATTAGCTCTAGTTTTAAATATTGCTAAATCTCCACTAGCATTTCTAGCTTTAGCAAAATAACTAGCAAATCTATTATTACTTGAGTTCGTAGAAGGTACAGCCCATGTAGTTCCATCTGTACTACGATAATATACTTGACTAGTACCAAAGGCTATGTATAAAGCACCACCAAAAGATTCTACATCTGTAATTGCAAAACTGGCATCAGCATAAACAGCTTTCCAGTATACATTAGTATCATCCCATTGATATAAAACTCTTCCACAAGAAAGGTAAATTTTACCTTCAAATTCTATTGGAGTAGTAAATGTAGTTCCACCTGTAGGTACTACACCTATATCATCTATATAAAATACATCTTCATCAGCACTACCAGTTAAAGTAAAAGTAAGACTCGTAGCTCCAGAATCTATTGTTCTAGTAGCATATACTACAGCCCAATCACTAGATCCACTTGCACTAGTACCTGTAGTAGTACCTGCACTATCTGTAATTTTAGCTGTTATAGTGCCTGATCCACTTTCTCTTCTAACAAACGCTGTAAAAGTTATTTCTCTACTTCTTAATACACTTACTGTGCCACCATAAGCTTGACTAACTGTTCCACTATTAGATCCCATAGTAGCCTTCATACTATAAGTACCATTTCTAACAGTTCCTGTATCAGTAGCTACAGTTACATTAGTTCCTGTCCAATCTGTAACAGTTCCTCTTTCCAATCTTCCATTCTTTAAAATTAAGTCTACGTCATCTTCTTGATAACCTAATGTAGCTTCGCCTTTAAACATACCTAATACACCATCACTATAGAAATACTTAGTTCTAGCTCTATTAGCTGTATCTGCTGTATCAAATCTTTCTATTATTGTTTGACCAAACCCTCTATGAAAGGAATCCTGGTCATATACTAATCCTAAATCTGGAGATTGTTGTTGATAGTTAGCAGCATCTATAGCTTGATTAGGTGGTGCAGGGGATAAGTGTTCTATAGCATAACCACCTGTTTCTGCAGTTCTATCTAAAGAAATTAATACTGCGTTAGATGATCCATCTGTTTTAGTTAACTTAATATCATAGTTACTAGGCATTATGCTATTACACCCTTCATCAAGGGTGGTAACATCATCTCACCAACACCTTGCAATCTATTATTTCTAAAATGTTGTATTTGTCTTAATATAGCAGTTTGATCTTCAAAGCTAGTTTGATCTAGTTCGCTTTCAAAAAATCTTTCTGCAGAATAGTTATAAAGTATTTCTCTTTGATGTGGCTCTAAGGTTACTGTAGTAGACCCTGTAGTATTAATAGACTCTAAATGAGCTACACCCACTACATGAACTTGATAATGTCCTTGTGGGCTCGATAAAAATCTTAAAAAATCTCCCTCTTCTTTCCAATCCATAACTATTGTTTCACTACCTAGTGGAACTTCTGAAGGTCCAGCAGTAAGCATAGCTTCATCTGCATATACAGTATATATAGCACTATTACTAGCAAAACTTAATCCAGCTTTAATGGTACTACTTACATTAGTAGCTGTAGCCGAAACAGTTAACCTTTCCCACCCTTTCCCAGAATGTGCATCTCCAGTTGTAGCTGTATCTGAGTCAATCTGTATAGAAGGACTAACGACACTAGCAGTTTTTGAGTATACCCATATAGAAAAGTTGAGTTCCTCCGACTCATAGTTGGTAGGGCTTGTAGCTGAAATAGTAAATGTTCCTGTAGATGTAGCAGCACAAGTTAGTTTAGCTGACCTATTATCTCTATATATCATATAGTTAGAAGGATCTGTAGTATCTGCTTCTACTGCTGCTGTAATATTAGCTGAATCAGTCCAATCAGTTAAAGCACTTGAACTTTCCTCAAAATCACAATTTTGGTCATTTAATATATTTTCAGAAAATGTTTTTACTCCAAATTTAGGTACTAAATATATTTGCCTTATATATCTAGGCATAATGGAAGTAGGTCTAGTATACCTATATTGACCATAAGCAGTTGTTAGTGTTCTATCGTGAACTAATTTATGTAATGCAGGGAATGCTCTCCTAGTAGCTGCATTTAATGAATTAACTAATTGGTTGGGATCATATCTATATATTTCAAATGTAGTTCCTGTGCTACTATCTCCAGTCAAATCAGTACCTGATATGGTAACTGCTCCTGTGCTACCTGTATAATCACTTACACGTCTTATTTCATCATCATTGTTTCCACTTGTAATTCTAATAAAATAATCATTTAAGGTATCGTCATCTGTAAAACCTATATCTCTAAGTTCTGTAGATATTACTACAGTTAATGATCCTGTTCCCCCAATAGCAGTTGTTGTACTAAAAGAACCTACATAAGCTCCTATGTGATCCCCAAACTCTGGCAATATAGTGTTAACTGTTGTTGTTGTCATTTTTCTCCCTTACAAGATTTTTTAAAATTGTATTTTCAGTCATCTGTTCTGGGGTAAGGTGAATGGATCTAGGATAAGAAAAACCACTTTCATTAGTTGTCATAAGAGCAATGTGCATACCAGTAGTTTCACCAGAAGCTGGATCAGTTACAACATTTGCTTCCATAACTCTATTTTGAGAAAGCCACTTATCTCGTCTTATTTTTTTAATGAGTTGATTGTAATCAGTTTGTTCAAGTTGCTCTTCAGCTTTTTTACCTGCTTCAACTGCTGTATTATTGTCACTATGTTTACCTACTACATCTTCAGTTAAATGTTTTAATGATTTTTTATCTCCATACCCATTATAAGTATCAGGAATAAAAATTGCAGTCTTTTTTCCATCTTTCTCTACAACACTATCAGTCCAAGTAATAGGTTGTTGATCTTTAAATATATTTTTATCAGAAGATTTATTATATTTACCCATTACGAACCATAGTTTATTAGACCGTGCATTCCACCAGAATATGTACCATAAGTTACATTAATAACTGCATCTGTACTTGTAGCTTCAACAAACCTAGCTGCTCGTAAAGCATCATTACCATAAATAACGCATTGGTCTCCGTTAGTAATTAATTGACCTGTAGCAGTAGCAGGATCTTCATTAAATTTAAGTCTAATTGCTGCTGTTTCTGTACTAAAGGAAGCCATACCTGCACCATCAGGTATTGACTGTAAAGTCCTTACAGTAGCATCTACTGCTAGTTTTTCATCACCTAACATATTTTATTTACCTCCATTATTTTTAAATAAAGGGCTTATTATTATAATTTCTTATAAAGATTATTGCTCAGAGACTAAACTTCGCTATACAAGCCCTTTACTTATTTATTATCTATACTATGACTAGTTAAGTCCAGATGTAGATGATACCCAGTATCCTGCTGCACCAGCACCAGTTCCTACCCATCTAAACCATCCACCAGCGTTTTGGTCAAGAACTCCAATAGCATTATCAGAATTATTTCCATCACGAATAGTGAGTCCTTCATCAGCATCTGCCTCATTTTGTATATATACTTCTGCAAAACCATTTGTTACACCAGTTTCTGAAGTATCTACAAAGATAAGGTCTAGGTTTCTAGCACTTCCATTTGGATCAACGATTTGCAATTTGTCGCTTGAAGCAGTAATTGTCAAATCAGCATTTCCTGACATAGTAGTTGTAGTAGTATTAGCACTTTCGTACTGTCTAGTTCCAACTGTCATTTCTGACCTCCATGTTTCTTTTTATGTGCAATGTAATGTCCTACTGTTGTGTATTCTTTTTTGCACATTCTATTATTTTTAAACTTGTATTCGCATTTATATAATTTAGAAGAAGGCTCGTTTGCTTCTAACTTAGGGAGCTGCTCGTTAACGCTTCTATCTTCTGCTTCAACCACAGGGGGAGCAAAGAGAGCATTTTTTTCGATTAACCTAATAACAGCATCATAAGATGCCCTTGCCTTAGTTTTATCCCAGACAAGTTGTCCATTTCGGCGAGATTGTAAGTAAAAGTAAGCCATATCCACTTGATCTGACCATTCAGGCAAAGGAAGAGTAGCCAAACTATGTTTATCTAAATACTCTTGCAATATGTCTTTATGATCGGATATCTTTATAGCATCCACTATATCTATCCACATTGACTTAGCTAACTCTTGAGTTACCATTACTTCTCCTTACTCTCTTGCCTCCACGCCTTCTCTTTTTATAATGTCCATTGGTATTACTAGAAATAGCGAGTTTCTTAGCTTTACCAGAAACAAGACGAGCATCTTCTTTATTTATTACAAATGCTGGAAATGGTTCTCCTATATATTTAAGATTTCCATCTTTTTGAATAATAGATTGTCTTTTAGTTTTAATAAGATATCTATCAACATCAGATTTTCTAATCCTAAAAGGAGCACCATCCAAACCATCATAAATGATGGTAAATTGTCCTTCCTCTGCAGACAAATCTATTCCACCATAACCAGTTTGACGTGTTACACGCCTATTAGTTTGGTATTCAAATATGTCTGCATTAGAAGTTGTAGTCATTTAATCACCGATTATGAGAACGCTGCATCAGTAGCAGAGTAGAACTCAGCACCCCATGTATCTACGATTTCAAGTTCACCCCAGTTTCCTGTAGTTACTACTTCATTACCTCGTAGTGAGATATCTCTTTCTTCTTCTGCTGTGATTTCAGTTTCCATAGCTAGAGCTAGAGCTTCTCTTACAAAGATTGCTCCTTTTGAGTCGCCTGATCCATCTCTGGATATTACACCTGACTCATAAATAGGTACGTTAAATACCGATTCATTTCCTCTATAGTAATTTCTTAATACTTCTGCCGAATATCCGTCTGGAATTGGCTGAGCTGCCATACCTGTAGATCCACCACCTTGAATACCAGTTGATTCCTGAACAAACCTTCTGATTTGTTCTGGATGGAATACACCATGTGGTGTTCCTGGAGCTGGTCCAAATGCTGTGTTGTTATCTGTCTTTAGGTATGATATAGCACCAGCAACGTGCAAGAAAGTTCCTGCGTTACCAGCACCTGGAGCTGATACAGAGAATCCATCAAATAATGTGATTAGATCACTCTCTAAAAGCCTACCAACAGCGTTACCTTGCACTTCTCCCACATGAGCCATGACACTTTCGTTGTTCTGTCTTACGAGCTTGTCGGATACAAAAGTAAGAATACCATGCTCTGTTGCAGTAAGGTTTCTTACAGTTACACCTAATTGCTCTGGAACAGAAATGTCTATACCTTCTGCGAGAGCAGATGCCGTATTTCGACCCCAAATAGGTACGTTAATTTGCTTAACACCTTTTGGAATATCATATCGGCTAACCAACTGGTTAGTTGGTCCTGCAGGTTCAATGTTGGCAATAGCGTTTGCTATCATTATCGCACTCATATCTTCTAGACTGGAAGTATCGGATAATGTTAATCCTGTTGCCATAATTTATTTCCTTATATTTCTTTTTTAAGTTTGTTAAAAGTTTGTACGTTTATTTCACCTTTTGAAAAAGCTCTTGCTAAATCAACTTGTGAATTATACATTTTTTTAGCTGTAGAAGGAGCACCTTGAGTAGTAGGTGGAACATTAGATGTAGTATTAGGTTTATTAGTAGGTTTTGCAACCTGTAATTCACTAATATTTTTAGTAGCTAATGCTACAGATTCATCATAGCCCATTTGAGCATTCCATCCTTTCCACACAGATTGATCTCTTGCAGTTACATTTGCACCTAAGTTTTTAGCAACATTACTTATCGTTGCTTCCAAAGATACAAGCTGTTCCTGTGATAAAGCACTATTAGGAGCATTATCAGCAACTTGTTTAAACTCTCTTAAAAGCTCTAGCCCTTCTTGCATTTCTGCTTGTTGTTCTTCAGCCTTTCTTTGAGCTCGTCTTTGCCTAAATACTTCTTTAGTATCTTCATCTAAAAGATCCTCAAAATCCTGCACTACAGTATTTATTTCATTTTCAGCTTTATCTTGAACTTCTTTTATTTTTTGCTGGGTTACGTTTTGGGCTCTACCTTGAGCTTGGTCAAACACAGCTTTCCGTTCAGTAGCCATTTCTTCAAATACTGATTTTGCTTCTTCCTTAGTTAAATAAGAAGAATCAGAACTTTGTACTGCTTCTTTAACAGCATCTTTAGCTTGGTTGCTAATATCATCATTAGCCGTAGCTTCATTAGCTCCCTTGTTTTGTTCCGTAGAACTATCATTAGTAGTCATTAGCCTTAGCCTCACTTACTTAATGTTTATTATTTACATATTAAACCTAGACCTAATCTTCTGTAAAGGTAGGTAGGTAGGTCTGCATAGGAAAAGGCATACCTAGTTCACCTTTCCTAAAGTCAAATCTATTATAAGGATGTTTTAAGGTATTAGTTTTACCTATACCAAATCTATATAAGAAAGCATCTAATTCTGGATCAGTTTGCCTAAGAATTTCTCTAGCTTTTCTCATATCTCTAAGTAATATCTTAATATAAGGAGATTGTTTTTCTATATCTGCTCTAATTTGAAAGCTAGTAGCATTCTTCCATTCTTTATATGCTTCTTTAGATTGTTCTCCATGAAAATCTAATGTCTGCTCTTCTACTTGACGATAATAAGTATCTAAATATTTTTTTCTACCTGCTAGATACTCTAGGTATAAAGGATGAGAGCCTTCGCCTATCTTAGGTATATCAAACCTAGAATCTATGTATTCCATAACTTCAGGACCTACTCTTTCTTCAAATTCTGCTACTTCTGCATTTCTAGCATCCCAATCTACAAATTCACTATCTGAACTACCTAAGCCTAAATCTACTAATTCATTAGGTAATAAAGAATGAGTTGTGTCATCAGTAATTATTCTCATATATTCGTCATAAAAGAAATCACCTACATTATCTATATCTTCAAGTTTTCTATATTCTAGGTTTTCATATATAGGTTGATATAATGAATTTTCTTTTAATCTTCTAAATGCCATTCTTTTTTGGTGGTTAGCATCTTTTATTAAGTTAATATATTGTGGTAAATCTATTTGATTATCTTGTACTGCTATATCTAATGCAGTTAATTGTTCATCCCATGTACCTTTTATTAAATCTATTTCATCATACCAGTCAGGTAAAACTTCTTGAGCTAATGTTCCAAAAGGACTCTTTTTTCGTTCACTAAATATTCTTTCTTGTTCTGCTGCTATATCATCAGCAGTACCTGCATTTGCTATTTCAATTTCTTCTTTTTGTAATACAGATAAATCTTCCCAGTTAACACCATGAACACGTTGAGCTTCCTGATCTTGAAGTTCTTGTAATACTTCCCAATCAGTAGTTTCCCTAGCATTCATTCCTCCAAATTCAGAAATTGCTCCTAATGGATTAACGCTACCCTGTAAAAATCCTGTTTCAAACCAAAATGGAGCTAATTGTGATCCTATATGCTTACTTATATCTACAGGAGTTTCTAAAGGCTCTCCAATAAAATCATGTCCTTGTTGTAAATCCCATGCAAGACCTGATATAGGAGAAGTTCTTCCCCTTAACCAACTAACTATAGGATTTCTTAATAAATTAGCTGTTGTTCCTCTAGGTTCTTCTGATTGTAATAATAATGGAGAATCAGCTTTATCTCCTCTAAATGCAGGATCACCTAATATATTACCAGTAAGCTTTAGTGCTGATAACCAAAAAGAACCTGGACCAACAAAATTATCTCCTACTTTTAATTTCATAAATTTACCACCATCTCCACCTTCAGATGTAGGTCTAGGATCTAAATATAATTGAGACCTTTCTGATTCTGGAACACCTCTAGCTGCTTCTTGTATATTCATTGCTGTAACTGTTCCTGCATATATAGTTGTTCCAGCACTCAACATTTTTAAAAGAGTATCTCTAGCCATTTCTCCTTGAATACCATTTTTTCCACCTAATAAAACATCTGTTATTACAGACATACTAGCTCTAGTATATCTAGGTGAAAAGAACATAAAGGCTCTTTCTAAAGCTATACTTTCTCTATTTGCACCTAATGCCCTAGAGTCAAATGCTCCAGTCATTTTATTAACTAAATCAGATAATTGTTGCATAGCTAATTCTTTATCTGTTCCTGCTACTGCAGCTTTTTTTAATGCTGTTTTTTCAAGTGCTTCAAATAATTCTATTCTTGCCATATCTCCAAAAGTATCAAAAGCATCATTGAACCTTTCAGCTGCTTTACCTATACCAAATCCTACCTCAAGACCTTCTTGTGCCCTTTCTTTAGCAGTAGCACCATATATTCCTGTTTTTGCTGTAGCTTCATCAAATCTTGAAAAGGTTTTAGGTATCCATTCTCCTTTTCTTAATGCAGCATAATAGTCTAACCCTTCTCCAGATACATTTGCCCCAGAATCTATCATTCGTTGTATAACATCACGTTTTTGAGCATAAAAAGATGCTATAGACTCCTTTCCTTGAAAGAATACTTTATAGTGATTTCCAGTAGCTCTTGCCCATCTTGCAGGACTTGTAAAAAATAATGGTAAACCTTGTATTACAGGAGCACCTAAGTCAAATGCTGTTTTAAATACTCTTAATACATCTCCCATTTTCCCTAAACTTTCAAGTGCTTCAAATTTCTTTGCTCCAGTTCCCAAAAATGCTTCTACTCCCTTTTTAGTAGCTGGGTCAAAAAAGTAATTTTCAAGTTCTTTTGTATATATTCCATTTTTAATAGATATGTTTTCTAACTGCTCATGTCTTTTAAGGTCTGTGCCGAAGAATTTTTTAGCTTGTTCATTTTTACCAAGTTTTACATTAGGATCTACTAATCTACCTTTACCTTCTAAAGTTTCCTTATAATTTATAATTGATTTTTCTAATGCTTCACTTTGATTATCTAAATTCTTAACTATTTGATCAAACTCTTTATTAATAGAATTAATACCTTCTGTTACATTATTTGCAAATGTAGGATCTTCTTGATATTCACGCAAAAGCCTTCTTAAAGGTTTAGGGTATTTATCCATAAGAGCATCAAATTCTACTTTATAAAAAGCACCATCTTTATTTCTTATATTTTTTAATAATTTTCGAGATGTTTTAGAATCATTTTGTAATAACCCTAAAGTACGAATTAATTGATCATTACTATTTATAGTATTATTTGCATTATTAATAATTTTTTCTAAACTTTCTTCTAAATCACTTCTTAATGTTGCTCTTAATCCTGAATCTGTAGAAGTTTTAGTATAGCTTTCTTGATATCTTGCTAGGCGATCATAAAATTCTCTATTTGTAGTTCGATTAAAAACTCCTACTCCACCACGACTTTTTTTCAAACCATCTATTCTTCCAATAATTTCGTTTAATTTATTTTCTCCTACAGTAACCCTTTTTTTAATTAAATAATCTCTATCATATTTTTTAATTAATTTATGAAAACCATCATTTGCATTTGCTATTTGATTTTTAATAGTATTCAAATCTTCTAAAGCACCACCTGTTAATAAATTTTTATTAGCTAAATCTTCTAATTCTTTACCAAAAGAAGATAATAGACCGTCATAAGTAACCACTCCTTCTGTAGTTACTGTTCTATTTCCTATTAATTTTCTTAAATCTGTTATAGTTTCAGGAAATTTAAACTTACCTTCTATTTTGCCTGATTTAGGTGAAATCAAACTTTTATATTTACTATCTTCAAATAAATGTATATTTGTATCTGTTTTCCTATAAAGGATTTCTTTAATTTTTTTACTGTAACCAGGATTTTGTTGAAGAAATTTACCTTCAAAAGGAACTAAAACTGGTTCAAAAAAACTAAAATCTTGACTTCTTGTAAAACTTTTTACATCTTTTTTCCATGCTGAAAGTGAAGGTCGTTTAGCTATTTTTAAACTATTTCGTAAACTTTCTGCTATATCTAATTGTTCTCTATAATCTATATCTAAATTACTAGCCATTTTTCTGGCATTTTCTAAATTACGAGCTCTTTGTTTAATTGGACCATTTAAAGCTTCATCCATTTTATCTAAAGAAGGAAGAATCTCATTTAGTTGTGGGTCTGCAACAGTTTTTTGAATTAATCTTTGTAAATCATCTGCATAAGGAGCACCTCTAATAACTGATTTAGGGGTTAATTTAGTTATATGTTTTTTAAAATTATCAACTGTATTTTTTAACCCTGCTCTTTTCATCCTAAGTTCAGCTATTTCTGATGAGGCGTTATAACTTTTTAACCCTATACCCTTTAATCTATTTGTAAGTTTGGTATCATTTATTCTTTGTAAAATTTCTCCACTTTTTATATCAAAAGATGCAACTGGGTTAAGATAACTAACCTTCATTTCAGCAGCATCATCTAATGTTTTTATAGACCAATCATCATCTAATAAAGATTTAAAGTTTTTATCTATATCATTTAAGTCAGGAGTACGAAAAATTCTTTTCTTTTCTGCTCCAATTTTAGTAAAAGCTACCCTTCCTCTGTGCATTTGTCTATCTTGTATACTATCTACTACTCTACCTATATATCTTCTACCAGCTTTTAATGTATCTAATTCATAAGAAAGAGAACCTTTCTTTAGTATTGTTTTCAAACCTATATCTTCTGGTTTTAAAATTCCATTTTCAACTAAATGATAAGCGTGTTCTCCCCAAGCATTTATAATTTCTTTAAGGCTACCTTGTTGTTTTTTATTTGCTTTAAGCCAACTTGCAGCATTACCAGCATCATCAAAAGCATTTTCTAAAAATGTATGCCAATCTTTTAATTGTTCTCTTGCTTTAGTTGCATTTTTACCAAATTTTGTTTTTAAACTTCTAGGTTTTATAAAATCTCTAAATATATCACCTTCATCTATTCTTTTAGAATTAATACCTAATTCTGTAAATCTACTACTATATTGCCTAACAGCATGAGCAACCAAGCTTTTATTTTCAACTTCGCTTATTCCATGAAGAAGTAAAGCTCTACCAGATTTAGATTGATTTTGGACAATAGAGGCATCAGCCCATCCCCAAATCCATCTTAAAGGAGCTAAAATCTTACTTTCAGTAGCCCCAACCCATTGTCCTGCTGCTTTTAAGTCTGATATAGAATTAGGATCATTCATTCTTCTTAATTTAGCAAAATCAGATTTTCCACTTTGTAAATATTTTTTTGATGTTTTAAATAAAGGAGCTCTATAGGCTTCTTTAGCACCAGTCTTAAAGCTTTTAGCTACTTCATTATCTGAAAGAAATTGAGATATAGTTCTTTCGTCTAATCCTTCTTCTCCTTTTTCTAACCAATCAAAAAATTTATCTGTTAATTGTTTTTGTCTTTTTTGGTCTTGACCTTTAAATACAGTTTGTTTAACAGTATTTTTAGTTTGTTTTAACCAATATTGTCTTGGCATTGTAATAGTTTCTTCTCTAGTAATACCTATACCTTTAACAAATTTAGGATAAGGTGCTTTAGCTAATGCTTTTCTTCCTGCTTTAGCTGCTGTTTTTACTCCAACTTTTACTCCAGCACCAGCACCCCAAAATACAAAGTTGGTAGGATCTGATGCTAGTTCTATGCCAAATTTAAGTGGATCTACTTCCCATCCAAAAATACTACCCTTAGCATAATCTGTTTCTCTCCAAGCAGCCCTAGAAGATAACGTATTAGCTTCTTTTTGCGTTTTACCTGATTTTAAATATTCTCTTTCGTATCTTTTTTTCTTTCTAGCTAATTCTCTGCCAAATCTAGGGTTTACGGCTTTAGCAATTCCAGTTATAGGGTTTAATCCAGATGCTGATGCTGATACAGTCCAATCATCCCATTTTTGCATTGCTTTCATAAACCAATTAGCATCCTTTTCTCTAGCTATAGGATTTGGATTATTAGCATTAGCTTGAGCTACAATAATGTCTGCTTGTGCACCAGTAGGTAAACTAGGAGTATCAAACTTATTAAAGTCCATAGGAGTAAACTGTGGTTTAGTCATTATTTGTTGTCTAACCCTATTAGCTTGATCTCTTAACATTTGATCTTCTAGCTTTTGCCTTTGCCTTCTAGTTAAGTAATAAGTAGACCTAGTAATAGCATTTGATCTATCATCTCTACTATAAGGATTTTGATTATCAAAAGGTCCAGCCATATTAAGTAGCTACTCCTCCGCCTAAAGCTCCGAAAGGATTAGATATTCCAGCAGGAGTTACACCTTGTATTAAGTTAACTAAAGCAGAAGGAGTTACACCTAATGCTCCAAATGCACCTTGTAAGAAGTTTAAGAACTCATTAGACCTACCTTGTAATGCTGCAGCACTAGGTATAGCTCCACCAAATGGAGTTTGACCTGTAGTTAGTGCTGATAAAGCACCTAATGCACTAGGGTTAGATAATAATGTTAATAATGCTGTTAATCCTTGAACTTGTTGCCCTTGTTGTTGTTCTGCTAATCTTTGTTCTGGAGTAAGACCTCCCCTAGCTACTGATTCCTGTAAAGATACATAATCTTGAGGAGTTAGCCCTGCTCTAGCAGCAGTACCTTGAGCTTGTTGCTGTGCTTGATATAATTGAATTTGTTGATCTGGGGTTAAACCACCTCTAGCAAGAGATTCTTGTAAAGCTATATATTGGTCTACGCCTAAACCTGCTCTAGGACCTGCAGCTTGTATTTGAGTTTGTTCTAACTGTTGTTGAGGAGTTAACCCACCAGTAGTTTGTAATGTTAACTCAGCAAGTCTTTGCTCAGGAGTTAATCCACCTCTAGCTTGTTGTCCTTGAAGGTCTAAGTATTGCTGAGTAGATAAGCCAAAAGGATTAGCCTGTGTTTGTGCAACACCTAATCCTGCTTGTGCTTGTATTCGTGCCACTTCTTCTGCAGATAAACCTTGCGTTCTAGCTATATATTCTTGAGCTTGTCTTTGTAATTCTGCAATTTCTCTATCTGCTTGAGTTTGAGCACCAGCTACACCTGCCTGAACATCTGCTACATCTAGTTGTCCTGCTCTGGCTTGTTCTGCCATATATCTATCTGCAGATATTTGTTGTGCTGCTATTCTTTCTTGAACTTGTCCTTCAGTTAAAGCAACACCAGCTTGAATGTTAGCTATTATTTCAGCATTAGTAGCCTGAATATTGGCTATTGTTTGTTCAGTTAATCCTGTAGCATCTGCTATAAGTTTATTGTATTCGCCTCTTATTCTTTCAACTTCTTGAGTACTTAATCCTGTTTTTTGAGCAGCTTCAATAGTAGAATTTGCAGCAATAGTAGCGACCTCAATATCACTTAATCCATTTTCAGTTGCTACTGATATTTGAGCATTAGTAGACATTTCAGCTATTGCTTCTTCTGTTTCAGCAGTTAAAGTTGCTATAGATAAATTATTTGCAGTATTGTCTTTTGCTATTTGTATTTCAGCTTCAGTTTGAGTTGAAGCGATTGATTTTTGTGCTTCTGTTTGTATTCGTGCTACTTCTTCCTGATTTAACCCTGTTTGATACGCTACATTTTCTTGAGTGCGTTGTTGTATTCGTGCTACTTCAGCAGCACTATATCTTTGAGTAGATGCTACATCTGTAGCTGATTTAGAATTTATTTCTGCTACTTCTTTAGCAGTTAATCCTGTTTGTTTAGCTACTTCTATATGTGCATCTGCTTGTATTTGTGCTATATCTTCTTGATTTTGACCAGTAATTCTAGCTAATTGTTGCTGTTCTTCAGTGCTATATCTTAATAATTTTTCTTCTTGAGCCATCTTCATACCTTCAGTAATCCGATTCATACCAAATTCATACTGTTCTTGGTCAAACCTACGTTCTAGTAACGCTTGTTGTTGTCGTTCAAGGTCTACTTTTGCTAATAATCCATATTCTTCAGTTCCTGCTCTTTCTATTTCTAAAGATAATCTTTCTTGCTGTAGAGCAATTTCTTCATCCATTCTTTCTCTAGCTAATTTAGTTTGTTCTTCAGCTAAATCTCTTTCCATTTCTTGTCGCATTTCTTGCAAACTTCTTTCATGTTCTTGAGTTAGTTGTAATCTTTCTTGCTCAAGGTCTGATGTAAGCTGTGCCATAGTTTGATCTCGTTCTGCAATAGCTTCTTGCTCTTGTGTCATTCTTTGAGATTGTATTCTTGCATCTTGAACATCTCGCATCATATCTATCATTTGTTGACTTTCTGGAGCTATTTCCCAAGACCTAGTCTCCATATTGTAATAACTCTTAATTAAATCTCTAGGTATCATAGGAACAGTAGCATCTGTAGCTTGTGATTCTGCTAACATACCCATAAAATCAGCCATTCTGACTCTTTCATCTTCTGTAAAAGGACTAGCTCCTCCTTGACCATCACCTGCTGGACCATAACCTTGAGGGTATTGATCAGCTATATCTTGTTTAGCCATTTGTGAAATATTTTGTTCACTTTGTAAAATAGCATCCATATCTGCTTGGCTTTCATTTAAAGCTTGAAGTGAAGCCTGTTTTTTTTCTAAAGACATATTAAAATTATTAACAACCAAATTATGTATTTGGTTCATTAAGTTTGCATCATTATTATCTATAGCTTGTTGGAATGCTGTTGCTAAATTCATATTATTTATATACAAACCTGTAGCATTTAATTTAGCCATATTTGAGTTTCTGGCAGCTACATTTTTTCTCAAATTTACATCTTGTTCATTTAAATTTGGTGATCCAGAAGGTTCTATTCCAAGAATATCTAAATCAAGAATATCTGCTATTGCACTAGAAGAACCAATAACAGCAGTTGATTTTTGATTCTGTAATTGAATTTGTTCAGGAGTAGGAGTAGGTGGTGTAGTTGGAGCAGTTGGAGTAACAGGAAATGTTCCAGTTTCAGGATCAATATTTTCATATAGCCCAGTTTTAATATTCCATTCTTTACCTTGATCTATTAAAGCTTGTCTTTGTTTATCCATATCTTGTTTTTCTTGTAACTGACTTACTGACATTACTTCTCCCCTTTTTCCAGTTGGAAGTCCTGTTGTAGGAAAAAGAGGACTACTTTGATCCATAAATTGAAAAGCAGAAAAACTTGGATCAAATGGTATATTTCTTGTAAGATCAGCCTGAGAAGCTACAGGGAAATTAGGTTGTTGGTATGTAGGGGTATTAGCTAATCTCCTAGCTTGTTCTGTTTGCCTTGCTATCTCATCTTCGTTATAGGCTTGACCATAAATAGAAGAAAAAGGGTTACTCCAATCATTATATCTATTAACCATTAACTAATACCTCCAAAAGGATCACTAGGTTCTTCGTACCTACTATAAGGAAACCTTAACTTAGGCTTAGGCTGCTTAATCTCAACATTAGGTATCTCTAAGTCTTGATATCTTTTATCTACAGCTTTAAATGCTAGGGTAGCATAATCTAAGAAATTACTTAATCCCATGTTTAGTGCTGATTGCTTAGGTTGCTTAGCCATAAGCTCCTCCTCCTGGAGCTAAGTCAGCCCCTGTTGTAGTTCTTCTAGGTCCTGTTCTAGGTCCTGCCATTTGTCTACCTACTAAATTTTGTTCATCTATGCCTCCAGGCATTACTGGTCTAGTCTGATTACCTGTAGGAGCTCCTGCTCCTGCTTGGTTTCCAGGTCCAAAGTTACCAGTATTAGGTAATTGCATACCACCTTGAGTATTTAATATATTATTAGCTATTTGCTGAGCACTATCTTCTGTAGCCCCAGTAGCAGATTGTATAGCTTGAGATAACTGTGGTAGTTTTTCTGCTGCTATTTGAGCAAATAACATTCTTACTTCAGGTATATTGAAGAAATCTTCAGCTATCCTATTACCTATTACTTCTAGTGGATTACTTACTCCAGCACTTCTAAGAGCTGTTCCCCAATCCACAAAACCTGCTCTCCATGTATCTCTCCATAAGCTAAGTTTACGTTCTTGTTCTTCAGGGCTTACGCTACTTAATCGTACTAAACTAACATAATGCCCACGAATATCGTTAGGTTTTAACTTAGCATCAAGGTCTCCTGTTTCAGTCTTTCCGAATACAGTAACCTCATCATTTATAACATTTTCTACAATCTTTAATAATATTTCATTAGATTCCTGCATACCACGTTCAGTAGCATCTACTACAGAGCTAAAGTTAAGACTAGCTATACCTGCTAATACAGCAGTATGGTAGCCACTAGCAGCACCTACTGGTCTTTCTCCTCTAGTTACTGCAGGAACAGTATTAGCTTCTATAGCACCTTTTATTGTTTGCATAGCTATTAATATGCTTTGAGGTGCTTCTGCTATAGGATCTGGTACTACTTCTACGTTAGTTGGAATATAATTTCTAGCTCCTGGTTCTTGAGAATACTCAGACATAACTTCTTCAGTTAACCCTCTAGGTCCTCTAAATGAAATGTTAGACCAAGCGTTTCTACCTACTATGTCTAGGTATTGTGAAGCTAACCTAGATTCTGCTCTTAACATACCAAAGTTACCATGACCTATACCTCTATATAGATGTTCAGGCTTCCTACCTATAGTTTTTACTCCAGTTTGTGGGTAATACTTAACAAAAGGTATTCTTCCGTAAGTATGTTTTCTAGGTTTCATAGCCCATCTTTCATCTGCTATGTAAGCTACATGAGTAGATGTCCATACCTCTAAAAATTCTACAGTACCATTTGGTTTACCTTCCCATTCAGGAAAATGTGCAGACACCCAAGAAGCATCCATATCGCAAAACTTAATTATCCATCTAGGAGTTGTAGAAGCTATATCCCATACACATTCTTGAGGATTTATTACTTCAGCTACAATAGGAAAGGTAAATTTTCTTTTATTAATAATTTCTTGTATTTTTTCCTTATATACAGCTTCAGATTCATCTTCTTCTTGATCTGGAAAATCACTCCATAAGTGTCCTGCAAATTCATATTTAGCCCATGATACTCCGTATAATCCCTGATGTTTTACAATTTCTCTTTGAACAGGAGTAGTTTGTTGAATCATGTGATGAGCACCTTGTAAGAACTTTTCTATAAGTTCTGCTCTGGCTTGACCTCTAGGACCTGGTGGTGGAACTGATATATCAATAAATTTAGGACTAGCGTGTGAAACTAATGTTTCAATAATAGAATGAAATGTTCCAAGTTTTACTTGGTTTCCACCTTCTGGAACAGAAAAGTCAAATTCACCAGTATAGAATTGATCTGCTTCTTCACAATTCTTAAAAAAATTCCGAAAGGTAGACATAGCTCCTTCCTGAGACATTTGTGTCAATACCCATTGCAAGGATAAACCTGGTTCTTCTTCAGGTAGAGCAGAAAGTAAATCTGCAGTTTCTTGTGCAGAGCTTAACAATTCTGTGTTACTCATTGCCATTTAATATCCTCCTCAAGAATTAATGGTACTCCATTAACTTGCAAATCAGGAAACTGTCTTTGAGCTTCTTCTATTTGCTTTTTTCTTCTTGCCCTTTTGATTCTTTGTATTCTTTTAGATGTATTAGATGATTTAGCACCTAAAGGTTCAAAGGTTTTAATACTAGGTATTATCTGTTTCATATTAGAGTCTACCATAGCAGGATCACAAGCCATTAACGCTAGACATTCTGCGTCTACCCAGTCATCATGCGTTGAGTCAGGGTGGCTAAAACTATAACCCATACCCATTTGCTTTACCTCTATCGCCTCCATCTGGTTTTTTAGTTTATCCCATGTAGAGGGAAATTGCACAGTACCATTTTGTAACGCTATAGCATAGTTTAAAAATAGTTGGTATTTAGATTGTTGAGTAAACTTAAATCCTACTACAGGCACATTCATAGATAGTAGTTCATCATATATTACATCACCACCCATACCAGAACTATCTATCCTAACTTCTTGTACTTTCCAATTAGCACATTCTATAGCTATAGTATCTTTCTGTAACACCCAATCTGTTTTTAACATTTCTACAGCATATACAGATTCTCTAGTTACTCTATCCTTTATAACTAGCACAGTAGGGTCTACTTGTTTACCTAAGTCTAGTCCTGCTACATACTGTTTAGCTGCATTAGGTCTAGATGTTTCTACTCCTGTAGATGCTTCATGTATCTTGTTAAAGAATCCACCTGCACCTTCTGGTTGTTCAGCTAAGTAATGCCTTCTCCATATATCATCAGTAGTTAGATCTCTTTCTCTATTAATATCTTCTAACTGATCTGGACTTAGATAATGATTATCAAAAGTAGTAGCTTTTATTGCAATAGCAGAAGTATTAGGTTCTTGTTCAGCATTTCTAAACCTTCTTGAAAACCAATGGGATCTAGATATAGGGGGTATGCCTTCTATACAAGCTCTACCTATTCTTCCAGGAGAGTTAAGAGTAGGTCGCACTTTATTCCATGCTGCTTCCTTTATGTCCTGTGCCTCTGCTATATGCAAAAAGTCTAACCCTACAGTCTGTAAGGACTCTGGGTTATCAGCAGACTTTAATTCCCATAAAATAGTTTTTCTATGCCTTCCTGGAAGCCACTTACCATTTGGTGCTCTAAGTTCTAATTCTACATATAGTTCATCTTCTTTCCACCCAGACCCTCGACCTCCAGCTCTACCTGCTACTCTTTTTTTAACAAGGTGTGGTGGTATAAATGCTTTCATCTCATTCCATACTTGTCTCATTTGTGCTCTAGTAGGAGCAACAGTCCATATATGTATAGGAGGAACAAGAGTATTAGTCATATCAATATTATTAACTACGAAAGGTTTTCTAGATGCTTCTTCGATAAGACTTAATGCTTCTTGTATTACAGCTCGACCCTTACCAGCTCGTCTACCAGCCCAGATATATTTCACTCTGGCTTTTAATCCATGTAGACGTTTCTGCCATTCACAAGGGATGTAATTTACAACTACATTAGTTTTCAGAACCATTTGTTGATATTTCTTCAGGGTCTATAGTTTGTTCAAAGTGTAATAATCCACTATCTTCAATAGAGGATTCCTTTTCTTCATTATGAGAATCCAATTTTCTTCTATACTTACCTGTATTACTTTCAATATATTGCCTATACTTTTCTGAATCATGCTTTATATTCAATAACCACCCTGCATCCTCTACAACTTTCTGATCCAAACTAGACTTACTACCAGTTTCCAATCTAATTAATGATGTAATAGTAGACTCATTAGCTACTTGCTCAACCAAATGACTATGCTTCAATGGAATACCCCTACTTTTTTGTATCGGATACTCCCCAGAAGATGCGTAAGCATCAAAATATTTTTTGAAATCAAACTTATTCTTGTCAATCAACCCTTGCAAATATGCAACATCCTTATTCAAAGCCTCTGCAATACTATCCAAATCACCATGACTAGGAAGTAAAATATAAACGTGCCTCAATATACGACTCCACTTCTTCCAATTAGGAATAGCATCCAATATACGCATCTCCAACCCACCTGGAGTTAACATACTTAATCTTTTAGCTGCCGTAGGCTTCGTATACCTACCATTTTTATAAGGCATTTTATAAATATAACTCAACGCCCTGAGTAAGTCCATACATATAGACAAGGGGTCTCCTCGTGCTTCGGCGAAAGCAATGTATTAGATATTGAGAATGGTTCTCATTCTTATAAAAGTAATAAATCATTACATAAAGTGGTCTAATAATTGATGTAATTAGGGTAAGTAATCTATTAAATTATTTAGGTAATATTTAGGGGTGTAAATCTCTTAAACTTAGATATATATATTTCTTATACTGTAGATATATAAAAGTAAGTAATAAAAATGATGTCTAGAAACACATGACATATAACCCCTAATATATC